ATGATATACTCGATTGTGAGATACTACGTTGAGAAAGGACAAAATACTCTGATAGTCGTGCCAACGACTTCCCTTGTAGAACAGATGTATAAAGACTTTGAAGACTATGGGTGGGACGTAGGTTCATTTTGCCACAAGATATATGCGGGGAAAGAAAGGGAGACCGACTCGCAGGTTATCATTACGACCTGGCAGTCCATCTACAAACTTCCCCGTAAATATTTTTCAAGATTTAATGTGGTTGTTGGAGATGAAGCACACCAGTTTAAGTCTAAGTCTTTAATATCTATAATGGGAAAACTTTCTGATGCAAAATATAGATTTGGTTTTACAGGCACTCTTGATGGAACTCAAACTCATAAATGGGTATTGGAGGGTTTATTCGGTCCCTCATATAAAATCATCAGAACAGAAGAACTGATGAAGAAGGGTCACGTTGCTAAATTAGATATCAACGTGCTTCTATTGAAACACTCACCACATAAATTTGAAAACTTTGAAGAAGAAGTCCAGTACATTATCAATCATGAACGACGCAACAAGTTTATACGTAACCTTGCCCTTGATCTTAAAGGTAATACGCTCATACTATTTTCCCGTGTTGAAGGTCACGGACAACCGCTTTACGATTTAATAAATAATTCTAAGGCAGACAATCGTCACGTCTTCTTTGTTCATGGTGGTGTGGCAACGGAGGACAGAGAGAAGGTAAGAGAGATTACAGAAAGAGAAAACAACGCGATTATCGTCGCTTCATACGGAACATTCTCTACTGGTATTAACATTAAGAATCTCCACAATGTTATTTTTGCTTCTCCTTCAAAGTCCAGAATTAGAAATCTGCAGAGTATTGGAAGAGTCCTCAGAAAAGGCAATAACAAAACAAAAGCAACTTTATATGATATTGCTGACGACATTTCCTACAAGTCTAGGAGAAATTATACCCTTAATCACCTAATAGAAAGAATCAAAGTTTATAACGAGGAGAATTTTAATTACGATATTGTAAACATACCGCTTAAAAACTAATGGGAGACGAATTCTACGCAATCATAAAACTAACATCTGGTGAAGAAATTCTATCACTAGTCTCTATTGATGAGAACGATGGAGATCCATTGCTTCTATTGCAAAACCCAATTACGATGAAAGTTTATAATACTCATCATGGAATGCACATTAAAGTTAAATCTTGGATTGAAATGTCTTCTGATGATATCTTTATTATAAAACCCGATAGGATTATTACTATGACTGAAACTACTGATGATAAGTTAATTGATATCTACACCAGTTATATTAATGATGAAGAAGATAATGATGTCATAGGTTCATACAATCCTTCTAATAAAAAAGAGTCTGGACCAACCAGACCATCTAAAAAAATGGGATACATTTCTTCAGTAGAAGATGCAAGAAAGAGACTTGAAGATATCTTTAATAACTCAATAGAAAGCTAAAGCTCATCCTTCAACCCTAACAAAGGTAGTCTACACATATTTTCCATTGTTGTCAAGCCCACAAAGTATGGTATAATAATAACAACTTATGTTATAAGAGACCAATGTTATGCCAAAAAAGAAAACAGAACATTATGTAAATAACAAGGAATTGCTAGAAGCGATGATTGTTTATAGGTCTAGGGTTGAAAGATCTTATAAGAAGACTTTCAATAAAGATCTCACTGAGCAACCAAAACAAGAACGAGCAAAACAATGGGAAGGTAAGCCACCTATCCCAAACTATCTTGGTGAATGTTTTCTTAAAATTGCAACTCATCTCTCATACAAACCAAATTTTGTTAATTACATGTTCAGAGAAGATATGATCTCTGATGGTATTGAGAACTGTGTTCAGTATATTCACAACTTTGATCCTGAAAAATCTAAAAATCCTTTTGCTTACTTTACTCAAATCATCCACTATGCATTCTTGAGACGCATTCAGAAGGAAAAGAAGCAACTGGATATCAAAACCAAAATCATTGAGAGAACTGGATTTGATGAGGTTATGATGGTTGACGACAGCTTGCTTTCTGGTAGCAGTTCGGACTATAATAGCATCAAAGACAATATTCAATATCGGAATCGATGAAGGTTGCCATTATTACAGATACTCACTATGGAGCTAGAAAAGGTTCCAAGTATCTACATGATTACTTTGAACTCTTTTATGACAATGTATTTTTTCCCGCTCTAGAAGAGTATGGTGTAGAAGCAGTCATTCATATGGGCGATGCTTTTGATAGTCGGAAGTCCATTGATTATCAAAGTCTTGAATGGTCAAAACGAGTTGTATTTGACCCTCTTAAAAAGTATGATGTTCACATGATTATTGGAAATCATGACACATACTATAAAAATACGAATGAAGTAAATTCTCCGGAACTACTACTTCAAACTTATAAGAATATTAAAACTTATAGCAAACCTACTGAAGTGAACATTGGTGGGTTAGACATTTTATTTTTGCCGTGGATTAATCAAGGAAATGAAGAATTATCTCTCAACACTATCGAAAAGACTACTTGCAGGTGTGCGATGGGGCACCTGGAACTCCAAGGATTTAGAGTTAATCGACAAATCATCATGGAGCATGGTTTGGAAAGCAAACTATTTGAGAAGTTCGATCATGTCTTCTCGGGACACTATCACACTCGATCGTCTGACGGAAGAATCTCATACTTAGGAAATCCTTATGAGATGTATTGGACCGATGTGAATGATACTCGTGGTTTTCATATCTTTGATACGGAAACCCTCACTTTGACTCCAATCAATAATCCTTATAAATTATTCTATAACATCTATTATGAGGATACCAACTACAAACTCTTTAATGCTACGGAGTATGAAAACAAAATCGTCAAGGTAATCGTTCGTAAAAAGACGAGTCCCAAAGATTTTGAAAGATTCATTGATAAACTTCATAGCGTTGGAATTCAAGATCTTAAGATTGTTGAAAACTTTGATGTTCATGAAAGTGAGGAGTTTGATATTGATGAAGAAGAAAGCACAATTTCTATTCTAAATCGTTACATTGATGAATCGGAATTTGAGTTTGATAAAAATGTAATCAAAGGTATCTTCCAAGATTTGTATAGGCAAGCTTGCGAAGTAGAGTAATGTTTCTCCTTACCCTCAAAGATAATAAAGAAGACGGTGCTTATGCTGTCCAAGATCAGTATGGACATAAAGTTTTATTTCTCTTTGAGGATGAGGATGATGCAGAGCGTTATGCTATGATGCTAGAAGACCAAGAAGAGACCATTATGGATGTTGTGGAGGTTGATGATGAACTTGCAATAAAGACCTGTAAGCATTATAATTACAAGTATGCTGTGATCACTCCCGACGATATCGTTATTCCCCCTAAGTTGAATGATAACCTTTCAAAAGATTAAATGGAAGAACTTTCTTTCCACTGGTAATACTTGGACTGAAATTGATTTTCAAAAACACAATACAAATTTAATTATCGGAACAAACGGAGCAGGTAAATCCACAATGCTGGATGCTCTTACTTTTGTTCTTTTCAACAAACCATTTCGTAAGATCAACAAACCTCAGTTGGTGAACACCACCAATGAGAAAGAGTGTGTTGTTGAGATTGAGTTTTCTATTAACAATCGGGAATATTTGGTGCGTCGCGGTATCAAACCAAATGTGTTTGATATTGAAGTGAATGGAACTCCCCTTCACAAAGAAGCAGATGATCGTGCTAATCAACGTATTCTGGAAGAGAACATTCTTAAAGTAAACTATAAGTCTTTTACTCAGATTGTGATTTTGGGTAGTAGCACCTTTGTTCCCTTTATGCAACTGACGACTTCTAATCGTCGTGAAGTTATTGAGGATCTTCTGGATATTCGTATCTTCTCTGCAATGAATGCATTGATTAAAGATAAGATTCGTGAGAAGAAGGACCAAATTAAATCTCTTGATCTTAAGAAAGAAACTCTTAAGGACAAGATGAAGATGCAACAGAACTTTATTGATGAGTTAGAAAATCGTGGTCACGCTAACATCAATGCCAACAAGGAAAAGATCACCAATCTTTATAAGGAAGTTGGTCTTCATATGGAAGAGAATGATAAGACCAATGAGCAAGTAGAGAAACTTACTACGGAGCAACAGAAACTTACTGATGCTGGTAAGAAGTTAGTAAAGCTTAACAATCTTAGAGGTAAAATCTCTCAAAAGGTAAGTACAATTACCAAAGAGCATAAGTTTTTTACTGAAAATACGGTATGCCCTACCTGCACTCAGAGTATTGAAGAAGAGTTTCGGTTAAATAGAATTACAGACGCCCAAAATAAAGCAAAGGAACTAAAGGAAGGTTACGAAGAACTCGAAAACACCATCAAGTTCGAACAAGAAAGAGAGCGTCAATTCACCGCACTTTCTCAGGAGATTACAAAACTAACGCATGGCATTTCTCAAAACAATACTCGGATTTCCCTCAACCAGAGACAAATCAGAGATCTTGAAAATGAAATTCAAACTATTACCGAGAACCTTGCAAACCGAAATACTGAACATGAGAAACTAGAAGAATTTAAAGAAAATCTCCAAAAGACAATAGAAGACCTCTCTACTAAAAAACAGGAAATCGTTCATTACGATTTTGCCTATTC